CCCCTCACTATGTCGATAGGGTATGTTACACAAATTTTCCCTAGGTTTTACAGATTAACTAGATGAGATATCGTATCATTCTCTACAGACTATTTTTAAACTTGAGTGAAAACGACTGATAATATCAAGATGGTATGTCTTAACAGAAGCAAACCTTACCTACTGACGCCCTTTATAAATATATAGATTAAGTACAAACCAAACACAAAAGTATCTAATATCTTATAGGTAATATATATAATCATAGGATGGAGTTCGTGCGACAATAAACCTAACCCGATAATAAACAGTATTGTTTAAAATCGTACTAACCAAATATGGTTGTAGCTTCTCGTTTATCTAGTTTGGATGTAATGCACTACGCTACATCCCCAGTGGTCTGATCCCCGATACTGTTACTTGTTCTCATCCGAGAGCAACTAATTAAGGAGAATCCACCGATTCAACACGTTTATCCCTATCTGTCAGCTACTACATTTAGGAGGGCTGGGTAATGGCCCCGTATGAGTAATATAAGTTATATTTATTTTTAAGGCAAGGTAAGGATGCTATTGACATAGATATCTTTGTTATATATATTACTTGACATGAGCAAAGGATCTAAACCAAGACCATTTACCAACAAAGAAATCTTTGATGATCACTTTGATCGTATCTTTCGTAAGAAGAAATTATTTCCTAAAGAAACTCCTAAAGAATATGAATTCGTATTACATCCTTCTACAGGCGAGGTTGAAAAGAAATTTAATGACGCTTAAAGAATGGATGTATTCCATGCGAAAACAGTTTGGTGATTATGAGTTTAAGGTAACTTACCATAATGAAAAAGGTAAGGCCACGTTAGTGAGTCCAAAATGGCGCGATGATCCGCCAGGGTTAAAAGAAATAAAAGCATCAGATATAGTTTTGCCTGATTTTTTAAGAGAGAAATCTAAACAGGCTAATGCTAAGAATCACAAAAAGTTAGTGAAGTCCATTACAAAATATAAGGAGACAGAATGATTCCCAAAAGAATTGCAATAGATGTTGATTCAGAAGCTATGAATGAAATTATACGTGAGTCATTAATTGAAACGTGTATAGATGAAGCAGAATCTTTACTTGGAGATGATGATCTTTATTGCTATCTTATGACATTAAGTCATTACTCTACAACAGATGTAGTAAAAAGAGCATTAAAAGAGATTAATGATAGGATTATGAGCGAAGAATTTAAGAATGATTTTGAAGATATTAAATATTGGAAAGATCATGTAGCTAGTCTGCAAGTAGTTACAAATAGATTTTTAATAGAATATTATGGGAGCATAGAATGAGTACAGAATTAAAACCATTTCTAGTTAGACTAACACCAGCAAGTGTTGATCTATTAGATAAAGCGCACAAAGAAACAAAGAAAGCTAAAGCTCTTATTATTAACGAAGCTATTGGAACACATCTTTCTAAAGAAGCTGACATCAATGCTCGTTTAAATAAGATTAGTCAATGATATTAGAGTTGCCATACCCACCATCAGTTAATACTTACTGGAGAGCAAATGGAAAAAGAAGATTTATCTCAAAAGAAGGCGTGTTATTTAAGACAGCAGTTCAAGGCATCTGCTTTAGAGACAAAGTGGGATCTTTTGGCAATGCTCGCCTTTACGTTAATATTTATATCCATCCTCGTAGTCGGAGAGTATTTGATCTCGATAATTGCTTAAAGGCAATATTAGATGCGTTAATGGCAGCTGGTGTATATGATGACGATTCTCAAATAGATATGTTATCAATTGCTCGTAGTACGCCAAGACCAGGTGGGGCAGCGGTGGTAACGATTAGTGAATATAGTGGACAATAGTGCAATATATGAGGATGCTTTACCAAGTCCTCTTGGAAATAGATTTTGTTCTACATGCTATCAGTATAAAAGTAGCATTGGAGGAAAATGGAAGATAGCATTACATGGCAAGAATCGCAGATGGATTTGCGAGGAATGCATAAGTAAAAGAGTTAAACCAACAAAAATAGATTAAGGAGAAAGAAATGGCTGAGCAAAAAGAACGTAAACCTGGAACGGGTGTTGCATTTATTAACCAAAATAAAAAAGAGGACTGGCATGCGGACTTTACTGGAGAATTTGCTGATCTTAATGGTAATCTTTATTATCTTAATGTTAGCAAAAAAATTAGTGGGCATTCTGCTATTGAATATATTTCCGTATCTTTAGGAAAACCAAAGGTAGCTAAAGGTTCTGCACCAGCACCTATGCCATCAGCTCAAACATCAGATGTAAATTTTGATGATCTTCCAGATGACTTACCATTCTAAATGGCTGAAGAAGTCAAAAAGAAAAACCCCATCCCGTCTCTTGCTGGCTATGGTGGTGTCCGTAGCCTTCAAAAGAAACTTGAGCGCTCGACTACGCTTCAACAGAATCGTGAAGCTGTTAGCTATACTCTTTTATGTATGGCGAATACAAAACTTACTGATATTATGGAATGGGACGAGCAAGGCAATATCAAAGTTAAACCGAGTAATCAGATACCAGACCACGCCTTACAAGCTATTAAGAGTATTAAATCGAATACTAAAGTTGATAAGGAAGGAAATAGCTATACGACTTTGGACATTGAGTTGTGGGATAAGGTAGGTGTATTAAGATTGCTTGCTAAGGCTTCTGGTTTGTTAGATAATCCAGAGGAATCCGATAAACCAAGCGTACTAGGTATTAACATACGCGCACCAGAGATTATAGACAATGACGAAGTCACACAAGAATCAGGATCAGATCAGCCAGCTGCTGAGTGAAAGACAAATTACTCATGGTAGCTATATGGCAAAAGCTGCTTTTATTCAAGATATAAAATCTTATATAAGAGATCTTCAAGAATGGAAGCAACTAGATCCAGATATGCAAGAGTCTTTAGATATGATTGTAACTAAAATGGCAAGAATACTTGTTGGTGATTCACATCATCATGATAGTTGGATTGACATTGCTGGTTATGCAATGTTAGTAGCAAATCGTTTACAACCAAAGGAGAAAGATAATGAGTGATTTAGATCAGCGCATTCAGAAGTTGCGAGATGCATATGCATTAAACAACATTTATCAAGCAGAGGCCTTACAAATTATTGATGCATTACAAGCACAGATCAATGTGCTTAATCAGTTATTGATGCTTGAGATTAAAGATATAGATGGCTAAAATAAAAGAAGCATCTCAGAAAGCCATTCATGGCCCTGGGATTGATTTAGACTTTAGCACCGCACCAACAACATGGAACTTTCTACAGTCAGATGCATTCGTGCGCGGACTGATGGGACCTGTTGGCTCTGGTAAATCCTATGCATGTGCCGCAGAGATTATGATGCGAGCAGTCAGACAAAAGCCATCGCCATTAGATGGGATTCGTTATACACGATTTGTCATTGTTCGTAACTCATATCCTGAATTAAAGACAACAACAATTAAAACATGGCAAGATTTATTTCCAGAGAATACTTTTGGACCAATGTTATACACTCCCCCTATTACTCATCATATCCGTTTGCCATCTCGTGGTGAAGCAGCGGGTATTGATTGCGAAGTTATCTTTTTAGCACTAGATCAACCTAAAGACGTACGTAAATTACTATCACTTGAATTGACAGGAGCGTGGGTAAATGAAGCTCGTGAACTTCCTAAAGCAGTTATTGATGGACTTACACATCGTGTCGGTCGCTATCCTACACAACGTGATGGTGGACCTACCTGGCATGGTGTTTGGATGGATACTAATCCAATGGATGATGACCACTGGTGGTTTAAACTAGCGGAAAAAACAAAACTTACTGGCAAGTATGCTTGGGATTTTTTTAAACAACCTGGTGGTGTCATAGAAGTATCTCCTGGTGATTTGCCTGAGAACCCAGAAGCTAATGATCATATATTTTCTGGTGGCCGTTGGTGGAAGATAAATAACAAAGCTGAAAACGTAAGCAATCTACCAGCTGGTTATTACATGCAGATGCTTGGTGGTAAGAATCTTGATTGGATTAAATGTTATGCCGAAGGTAAATACACTTATGTTCAAGAAGGCAGACCCGTATGGCCAGAGTATGACGATCATGCTATGTCAGGCGAAGTAGATTATGATCCAGAGTTGCCATTACAGATTGGTCTTGACTTTGGTTTAACACCAGCAGCAGTTGTTGGTCAGCGTTTAAACAATGGACGATGGATTATATTAGATGAGATTGTAACATTTGACATGGGACTTGAAAGATTTGGTCAGCAATTATTAGCTGAAGTAAATGCTCGTTATCCTAAAGCACAGATTATGTTATGGGGTGATCCAGCTGGTATGCAACGAGATGCTATTTATGAAGTCACTGCGTTTGATTATCTTAGAACATTAGGCCTACGCGCACAACCAACACCATCTAATGACTTTAAAGTAAGACGTGAAGCAGCAGCTGCGCCTATGCAAAGACTTATTATGGGTAAACCAGGACTTATGATATCAACTAAATGCAAAATGATTCGTAAATCATTAGCTGGTGGGTATCATTTTAAGCGTGTTGCTGTAGGTGCTGGTCAAGAACGATTTAAAGATGCACCTAATAAAAACGAACACTCTCACGTTGGCGATGCCTTTGGTTATCTATTGCTTGGTGGTGGTGAACACAAGCGTTTAACTAAAAGCCCATTGCAAGCGTCTACCCTTATAGCCCAAACTATAGCGACAGGCGACTTTGACGTATTCAATTAATCCAAAAGTATTAATGGAACTATTGCCACATGTACCTGGTGGCTACTTTCTTCCATTTCATTTAAGCCATCTTAACAATATGGAAGGCTTAGAGTCATATCGTAACTCAGCTATGGGTAACGAAGCCTTTGAAAAACAATTATTAGTTCAATCTATGAGTGGCCCAGCAGTTACTGCATTCCTTTATGGTAAACCAGTAGCTGTATTTGGATGCATGCTTATGTGGAAAGGTGTAGGCGAGGCATGGTCTATACTATCCGATAGCTCTAAGAGATATCCAATCGCGCTAATTCGTGGCGCTAGAGCATTTTTAGATAGCTGCACATCATCATATCACTTGCATAGATTACAAATAACTGTTAAAACGTCTGATGCAGTAGCTATAAAGTTTGCCCATGCATTAAAGTTTATTCCTGAATGCAATATGGAAAAGTATAGCGCTGATCAAGAAGATTACACATTATTTAGGAGAATATAACATGGGTGGATTAGTAGGCGGTGGTAGTAAACCAGATACATCAGCATTAGATGCACAAGTTAGAGAAAATGCAAGATTAAAAGCACAACAAGAAACAGAGCAACGTAGATTAGCAGAAGAAGCTTCTGGCAAACGTAGAGCATTACGTGGTTCTAGTGGCAGATCATTGTTATCAGATGCTCGTTTAAATCCAGAAGCTGGCGTTGAAGATAAACTAGGCAGCGGCTCAACATTAGGTTAGGAATATAAAATGAAACAAGACAAAATGCAAGCTAAGGTTAAAAAAGTTATGCGTGGGTATAAGTCTAAAGCTTCTGGCCCTAGCAAAGGCGGTAAGGTAAGCCCTGAGTTTGTTAAAGAAATGGAAAAGGCATACCCAAAAGGCGCTACAGTAACTCCAATGAAAAAAGGATATTAATATGAAAGCTGGACTTTATGCCAATATTCATAAAAAAAGAGAACGTATATCTGAAGGCTCTAAAGAAAAGATGCGCAAGCCTGGTTCTCCTGGCGCTCCTACAGATGCTGCATTTATTAAAGCTGCTAAAACAGCAATGAAGCCTAAGAAAAAATAATGACATTAAAGAAACATCAAAATCCTAAAGGCGGATTAAATGAAGCTGGAAGAAAGCACTTTGAAAGTAAAGAAGGTGGCAACTTACAATCTCCAGTCAAGACTGGTACAAATCCTAGGCGCGTGTCTTTTGCTGCTCGTTTTGGTGGAATGTCTGGCCCATTAACTGATGAAAAGGGTAGGCCAACAAGATTAAAGTTGGCATTAAAAGCATGGGGATTTGGCAGTAAAGAAGCAGCAAGAAATTTTGCAAATAAAAATAAGAAAGATTAATTATGGCAGAGATGATGAAACTATCCGTAGAGGATATTTTAAAACGACACGACAAAGCGCTAACTAAAAAGGAAGATTTTAGAGCTTTATACGAAGATGCATATGAATTTGCTTTGCCACAACGTAATCTTTATGATGGTTATTATGAAGGTGGGGTAGGTGGCCAGAAAAAAATGAATCGCGTATTTGATTCAACTGCTATTAATTCTGCACAACGATTTGCTAACCGATTACAATCTGGCGTATTTCCACCACAAAAGAAATGGTGTCGCTTAGAACCAGGAGCAGACATTCCAGACGAACGCAAAGCAGAAGCTCAATCTGCATTAGATATTTACTCAGAAAAAATGTTTGCAACACTTAAACAATCTAACTTTGATATTGCTACTGGTGAATTTTTACTTGATCTATGCGTAGGTACTGGCGCTATGATGATACAACCAGGTGATGATATTAGTCCAATTAACTTTATTCCTGTGCCACAGTTTCTTATTGCATTTGAAGAAGGCGCTAATGGTCAAGTAGACAATGTATATAGACGTATGCGAATCAAAGGCGAAGCTTTATCACGCCAATGGAAAGACGCAAAAATTTCAGAAGAATTACAAAAAAAAATTAAGGATAAGCCTACTGATGAGTTAGAGCTTGTTGAAGCTGTAGTATTTGATCAGGATCGTGGTGATTATTGTTACCATGTCATTCACAAAGCATCAAAAGAAGAAATTGTTTATCGTAGAATGAATGAAAGCCCATGGGTAGTTGCTCGTTATTCTAAGGTAGCTGGTGAGATCTATGGTCGTGGCCCGTTACTAACAGCATTGCCTGATATTAAAACGCTTAATAAAGTAAAAGAGTTGCTACTTAAAAATGCATCACTTGCTATTGCTGGTGTTTACACGGCTGCTGATGATGGCGTATTGAATCCTAATACAGTTAAGATTATTCCTGGTGCTATTATTCCTGTTGCGCGCAATGGCGGTCCACAAGGAGAATCATTAAAGCCACTTCCGCGTGCTGGTGATTTCAATGTATCGCAAATTATAATTAATGATCTTGTACAAAGCATTAAACGCATTCTACTAGACGAATCATTGCCACCAGATAACATGTCTGCACGTTCTGCTACAGAAGTTGTAGAGCGTATGAAAGAATTATCACAAAACTTAGGCTCTGCATTTGGTCGATTGATTAATGAAACAATGATTCCTATTGTTACTAAGACATTAAAGATTATGGATGATCGTGGCCTTATTGATCTTCCGCTTAAAGTCAATGGTCTTGAAGTTAAAGTGTCTGCTGTTGCTCCACTAGCTATGGCACAGTCAATGGATGACGTACAAAACATTATGCAGTTTGCACAAATTGTTCAAGGTGCTGGTCCAATGGCTCAAAACACATTAAAGGTAGATGCAATGATGGATCTTATTGCAGAGAAGTTAGGTATTCCACAAAAGATACGTAACTCACCAGAAGAACGCCAGATTGCTCAACAAGAATCTATGCAAATGGCTCAACAAATGGCTCAACAAAATCCTGAGTTAGCTCAAAATGTAGCAACTCAAGCCATTAAACAAGGAGTATAGTATGGCTGGATGGGATGATTTAGAAGCATTACCATTAGATGTAAGAGACGTAAACCAATCAAGAGAAGATTTAGATAGATTAACATTACGTGTATTAGGTAATGAAGATGGACAGAAACTAATGGCTTGGTTACGCCAAGCTGTATTAGAGCAACCAGTTGCCTTGCCTGGTAGCGATTCAAGCTATGCTTATTATCGTGAAGGTCAAAATAGCATGGTAAGAGATTTAGAAGCAAGGCTAATTAGAGCAAGGAAAATGTAATGGACAACGTAAACGAGCCTAGTGTAAATGAGAATGATTCTCAAGAAGCTGGCCTACTCGATAGTGCAATAAATGAAGTAGCAGAAGATACATCAGCAGAACTAGTAAACAAAGAAATTAGTCATTTAGAAGCTGATCCAACAGCAGAAGATAATGATCCACTAGAGCGACCAGATTGGTGGCCAGAAAACTTCTGGAAAAAAGATGATTCAGAGCCAGACTTAGAGGCTATTGCAAAATCATGGACAGACCTACGCAAGCAAATTAGCCAAGGCAAACATAAAGCTCCAGTAGATGGTAAATACGATACTGCTGCCTTTAAAGACATTCCAACAGAAGATCCCGTACGTAATCACGTACTATCTTGGGCTAAAGAATATAACGTAAGCCAAGGAGCTTTAGACGCATTAGTAAGCCAAGTAGTTGAAATGGGCGGTATTCAGCAAGAAACCCATAAGATGAATCTTGAGCAAGAGAAGAAAGCACTAGGACCTAATGCCGATGCTACAATCAAAGGCATGGTTACATGGGCTACAGGCCTTGTTCAAAAAGGCGTATGGGGACAAGATGACTTTGAAGAATTTAAAGTTATGGGTGGCACTGCTAATGGTATTAAAGCTCTTATGAAATTACGTTCTGCATATGAAGGTCGTATTCCAACAGAAAGCGCACCAGTTGAAGGCGCGCCATCTAAAGAAGAACTCTATGCAATGGTAGGAGACCCAAAATATCAGACAGATGCTGGGTATCGTGCTAAAGTAGAAAGAATGTTCCAAGCGTCATTTGGTTCATAGTAAGACTCCATAGTTGTTTTAGGCCCACTTCGGTGGGTCTTTTTTTTGTCTTAAACGCAAAATAGCTTGCATTATATTGCGTAATATGCTAAAAATTGTCCAAGGCTCATTGCATTCGCAACCCTTCACGCAAGTCGTCTTGTCGTTTGGCTATCGTAAATAGCAAGCACTGGCCCAGGTTTTTCTGGCTAACCAAAGCGATAAACTTTATTTTTATCAATTCTAGGAGAATAACATGGCTATTGGATTATCAAGCGCTTTTGTAACGCTCTTTGATGCCGAAGTTAAACAGGCTTACCAAGGTAAGGCAAAATTAGTTGGTGCTGTTAGACAAAGACGCGGTGTTGAAGGCTCAGTAGTAAAATTTCCTAAAGTAGGCAAAGGCGTTGCTACTTTAAGAATCCCACAAACAGATGTATCACCATTGAATGCTGGCTGGAGTCAAGTAACTGCTACTTTAGCAGACTGGAATGCAGCAGAATATTCTGACATCTTTATGCAACAAAAAGTAAACTTTGACGAAAGACAAGAGTTAGTACAATTAGTATCTAACGCTATCGGTCGTAGACAAGATCAAATGATTATTGATGCGCTTGTAAACTCATCAACATCATTAACAGTGTCTAACGATATCGGTGGTTCAGACACTAACTTAAGCGTAGCAAAACTACGTGAAGCTAAACGTCTATTAGACAAAAACAACGTACCACCAGAAGGTCGTCACATTGTTCTTCATGGTAACAGTTTGGCTTCATTACTTTCAGAAACAGCAGTAACTTCTTCTGACTTTAATACAGTTAAAGCTCTCGTAGCTGGTGAATTAAATACTTTCTTAGGCTTTACATTCCATTTATTGGGTGATCGCTCAGAAGGTGGTTTACCAATTGATGGTTCTTTAGATCGCAAAGTTTTTGCATTCCATAAAGACTCTGTTGGCTACGCAGAAGGTATAGCTCCTCGCACAGAAATCAATTACATTCCAGAAAAAACTTCATTCCTTGTGAATGCTGTATTCTCTGCGACTGCAACTGCTATCGATGCTGAGGGTATTGTTCAACTCACATGCCGTGAATCTTAATTTAAGGAGATACTAAATGGCTTATTCATCAACTGGTTTAAACGCTGCTGGCGGTCAATCAAAAGCTGGTAATGCTCCGCAAATTTGGACATATACTAGTGCTGATTCAATCGCTACAGTAAATACAACTTCTTACTTTGATAGTGCTTCTTCACTTTTAAAAGTGGGCGACATTATTTTTGTTTACGATTCAGCAACTCCTACAATGAGCATTGTATATGTATTATCAAATACATCTGCTGGCGTTGTAGACGTATCTGATGGCTTAACAGTAACAGCAACAGATACAGATTAATAGTCTGTATTGTAGTAAGTAACTTGGGTAGGGCGGGTGTTTTGCACTCGCCTTATTCTTACATTTGGAGATAGAGTATGGCTTCTGGAGATTCAGCATTATCAATTTGTTCTGATGCATTATTAATGCTAGGTGCAAAACCTATTGCTTCATTTACAGAAGGTACAGATGAAGCTAGTATTGCTGATCGTTTATATCACGATATAAGAGATCAAGCATTAACTGTATATCCATGGTCATTTTCCATGAAAAAATCTCAATTAGCTCAATTAATAGATGCTCCTGTCAATGAGTATAAATATGCATACCAATTACCATCGGATCGCTTAGGATCTCCACATGCAGTCACAAACTCAGTCGCATACAATGCGCCAATCATTAATGATTACCAAATTATGGGTGATCAATTAATAACAAATCAAGAAATTATTTACGCCGATTATCAATACGCAGTACCAGAATCTGTTATGCCTAAGTATTTTGTTCAACTTATGAAATATATGATGGCATGGCATTTTGCATTACCAATTACAGACCAAACAGAAAAAGCTCAATATTGGCAAAGTGTAGCAGTAGGAACTCCAGGTGAAAATGGCCGTGGAGGTTACATGAGACAAGCTATGAATATTGACGGACAAGGACAGCCAGTAAACGCTATTAATGACTTCTCATTAATTAATGTGAGGTACTAATGGCTCGCTTTGTTACAGTACAAACAAACTTTACTACGGGTGAAATTGATCCTTTATTAAGAGCGCGTGTTGATTTAAAAGCATATGACAATGCTTTGTCAGAAGCTACAAATGTTATATGTCAGCCACAGGGTGGCATCACAAGACGTAAAGGCTTGCGTTATATTAATTCTTTACCTTCAATATCTGACACATTTGCAACAGGAACAGCACAAACTGGTGCAGCAAGCACAATTACATTAGCAGCAGCAGCAAGCGCATCTAATAGTTTTTATAGTTACATGTATATCACAATAACTAGCGGCACTGGTTCTGGACAAACAAGACAAATTACATCATATGTTGGCGCTACTAAAGTAGCTACTGTATCAACTGCATGGACAACAACTCCAAATAACACATCTGTCTATAGAATATATAACTCAGCAGACCTTGGCGTTAGACTTGTTCCTTTTGAATTTTCAACATCTGATAGTTATATGTTGTGCTTTATGAACAACCAAATGTATATTTATAAAGGTGGATCGTTAATTACAAACATTAATGGAAGTGGCAATTCTTACCTAGATACATCTGGAGTTAGTTTAACTGGAACCATTGTATCTAAAATGTGCTGGACTCAATCAGCAGACACATTAATTCTTGTACAAGAAGATTTGCCTCCAGTTAAAATTGTTCGTGGGGCTAATGATTCTTCATGGACAGCAACAGCAATTACATTTGATAGCTCTCCTAAATATCCATTTACTATTGCGTATAGCAATCCAGCTGGAACTATTACCCCATCTGCTATTTCAGGAAAAATTACTATTACCGCATCTTCTGCCGTATTTTCTTCTGGAAGTGTTGGTCAGTATATTAATGTATCTCCGCAAGGTAGAGCTAAGATTGTTAGATATACTAGCACTACAGTAGTAGATGCTATTACAGACTTTCCTTTTTTTAACACAAACGCAGTTAATTCTGGTGATTGGGAATATGAATCTGGATATGAAACTGTATGGTCAAGTACACGTGGATATCCAAGAACAGCAACATTCCACGAAGGACGCTTATATCTTGGTGGATCTAGGGCTAGACCATCAACAATATGGGGTTCTAAAGTAGGAATATTCTTAGACTTTGAAGGAACAGAAGGTTTAGATGATGACTCTGTAGAAGCAACATTAGATACTAATACATTTAATGCTATTACAGACATGATCTCTGGACGAGATCTACAAATATTTACTACTGGTGGTGAGTTTTTTGTACAACAATCAACTACAGAACCTATTACGCCAACTAATTTCTTTGTTAAAACTGTAAGCCGACATGGTAGTAAAGCTGGTGTACGTATTCAGCCATTAGAATCAGGAACATTATTTATTCAAAGACAAGGCAAAGCACTTAATGAATTTGCTTTTTCTGATACACAACTCACTTACTTAACTAATAAAATATCTCTATTATCAGGACATTTATTAAACAATCCTAAAACAATGGCATTGCGTAAATCAGTTAATACTGATGAAAATGATTTGCTTATGGTAGTTAATTCTGATGATGGCACTATAGCAGCATATTCGCTATTGAGGTCTGAAAACATTATTGCAGCATCTAAATGGACAACTGTTGGATCTTTTGTAGACATTGGGGTAGATATCCAAACAATTTATAGTGTTGTTAAGCGTACGATTAGTGGTGTAGACCAATACTATGTAGAGCGGCTTGATGATAATTTATTGACTGATAGTGCTGTTACTGGCGGAGCGGCTAATACAGTGTCAATACCTCATTTAGTTGGAAAATCTGTTAATATATTGCTTGACGATATTGTGCAAGCTAACCAAACAGTTCCAGGGGGTGGTACTGTAACATTTAGCAGAGCATCTGCTACCGACTATGAAGTAGGATTGCCTATTAGCATTAGCGTTAAAACCATGCCAGCTGACATTAAAATTCAAACTGGTACTAGATTAGGATTTAAGAAACGGATTGTTGAAGTAAATGCTTTAGTATTGAAAACACAAAATTTAGTAATTAATGGTATTGAAATTCCATTTAGATCATTTGATACAATAGGAACTTTAGATACAGCTATACCAGAATTTACTGGTACAAAAGTGCTTCATGGTATACTTGGTTATAGTTCTGATGCTAAATTAACTATTACACAAAGTGCGCCATTAAAGTTTACTTTGCTAGGTATGGAATATAAATTATCAGTACATCAGGGGACATAGTATGCAATACGTAATGATCGCATCAAGCATATTTTCTGGCTTATCGCAAATTCAACAAGCGTCTGCTCAGAAATCTGCCTATCAATATCAAGCTAAAGTAGCTGAGGCTAGTGCATCACGCGAAGCATTAAATTATGAAATCCGCGCTACTGAAACATTAAAGAAACTTAGAGCTGCTAATTCAGCTAATGTTGCAAGAGGTTTTGCTGGTGGTGTATTAGGTACAGAAGGATCATCTCTTGCTATCAGAGATGTGAATGATCGTGTTGCTGGCGTTGATTATATGCGTGATATTGACAATGCTGCATTATCATTAACTATGGGACAAGCTCAAGCTAAACAACTTACTTCTGCTGGAGACATTGCATTTTCAAGTGGTGTCATGGGTGGTCTTGGTACAATTGGTACAGGAATTTATAAATACAGTACACTTGGAAGCGAACCAGCAAAGAAAGAAACTAAAACAACATAATGGCTACTAATCCAGTATATCAATCATCAGGAATTTTATTTTCGGACATGCCGAAGGTTCAGCCATATGCGCTACAAGAATCTATTAAATCATCTCAATCATTACAAAATTCCTTGGATCGTATTTCAGAGTTTGCATTTAAAGGCGCTGAAAAAGAAGCTCAAAGAAAAGGCTTGCAATGGGGTATTGATAACCCAGTAACAACAGAGCAAATAGCAGAAGCTGTTAAGATGGGTATTAACCCTGGTACATTATTGCCAGAAGCTGGAACATCATTTAATGATGCAGCTCGTAAAGTATTAGCAAAGAACTCACGTGCAGACTTAGAATTAAAAGCAAGAAGCGAAATTACAAACATTAAGCTATTATCTGAGATTGGGTCAGATATAGATATGGATACTGCTGATGCTAAATTACGAGGCATTATTGATGGTTACTCTAAAGTTATTGGTAATCTTGATCCAGAAGAAGGTGCTAGTGCAAGAGCCTCTATATCGTCATATGCTGTAGATACTAGAAAACAAATTGGTGAGCAACTTGTTAAGTTGAACCAAGTAGAAAATAAAATGATAGTCGATGAAGCACTATCTACATACTCTGATGACGCATTGACTAAATTAGAGTTAATGGATATTAAAGATCCTCAAAAATTTAGTGAAGAATTACAGCCAACTAAATTGGCTATTATCAATAAAGCTCGTCAAACTGGCCCAGAAAACTATAACAAAACAATTGAGCTAATTAGAGAAAAAGATAAGAAAGTTATTAATACAGCCATTGCAAATCATATAGCTAAACAGCCAAACTTTGGCCAAGCTATTCTTGACTTAGACAAAGGCATTGCGGGTGATTTTACAGCATTCTTAAAGATGGAAGATAAAGATACTATTGTTAAGATGGCTACTGATGCTGCATCTAGTAAGTTTACTGCTATGGAAAAACAAGATCAATTGCAAAATAGAGTTAAAGAAGATAAATACAGAAGCATACAAAATGATTTTGGCAGTGGCAAGATTAATGGTCCTGAAGCATACAATCAAATGAAAGCTAATGGCATTCATATTTCTAACGATGAATACAAATCCCTTATTTATGGCCAAGATGAAACACCAGCTAACTTATCTAAATTTAATGAAATGTCTAACATGGTTGAAGTTGATGGTTTAAGTGTTGGTGCAATTCAGTCAGCTGCTAAAAACAGATTGATTACTTATAAACAAGCGGCTCAATTAAATCAAAGATACTTTGCTAGAACAGATGATGATAGAAAAGCATCAAAGATTATTCTTACCAACTTAAATATTGCAAGTGAGAATATGATACCAAGAGATAAGATAATTATTGCTGCCACTGCATATAGAAAATATGATGCAGCTAAAATGTATGCAAGAAGCAAGGGATTACCATTTAGCGTATCAGAAGCTGCAACTCAAGCAACTGCAACATCTGTAGGCGAATCTGAAACCCCAGAGTATAAAGAGGCTTTAGATACCATTAAAAATCTGCAAAATAAATATGGTGGATTTGTATATAGTGAAGAAGGTGGTTTTACTTCAGGAAATGTAGATAAGCAATTTAGAAAATTATGGAGATCTAAAGTAGAGCCAGACATAGCTGACTATGATCTTGGTCAATTTAAGAAATCATTAAACAATATTAAGAAGCATAAAGATAATTTATCTTCCCAAGCTGGAATTTTAGAAACACCGACACCAATACTAGAGGCCAAGTAATATGGATTTGGATGAAAGATTTAGACAGTACAAATTGAATGCGTATATCACAGATTATAATCCTGATCAAACTGCAAAAGAAATGCTTGCGCCTAAACAAGAGGTGTTAAAGCCCGTTCCTCAAACTACATATGAGCAAGGTCTTGAGAGTGCTGGCATTAAAGTAGAACAATTTGCTAAATTTTTAGAAAGTGTTGGATCAGTTAATATTGGTGGCATGGAGTTTACGTTAAGAGATTTATTGCCTGTAGACAGAGGTACGTCTGCTACGCTTAAAGACTTGGGTAGCGGTATGCCTTTAACAAGTGGTCAAGGCATGACAACAAGTTTAGCTCCAGAGTTCCAAAAAAATGCCCTTAGTGGAGCAGTAGAGTTATCATTAGCTGGTAAAGCTGGTGAGCTTATATCTAAACCTATTGGTAAGATAGCTAAGAAACTAAAAGAAAATAAAGCCGCAGTTGCTGGTGGTGTTGCTGCAATCACTGCAACGCAATCACAAAAACAAGAAAGTAAATAATGACAATTGACAATAGACCACTAGATAAAAGGTTAGACGCACTTGACTCTACAAGCCAAGAAGTGGATATGGCTTCTAAAGCTATAGATCCTACGGCTATGCCATCTGTTGATGTTGAAAGTCATATTCCCTATACCACTGGAGCTGATCAAGAACAAGATCCACAATCTCCAATTATACTAGAATCTAAAGATTCAGTATTTACTGGAGAAAGTACTGATGTTGCTGGATTAAAAGACATTGGCGGAAAAATCATTAAAAAGATAGTTGGTGGAACTGTTAAAGATGTAGAAGAAAAGACGGGAATGATTGATAGCCTTAATAAGCCTATTGTATCTCCTGGAAAAGAAGTGGAGAATTTAAAAACATTTACTGTTGTTCCAGAAGCTCCAGCTTCAAAAGTAGAGAAGGTGCTTAAAGATGCTGAAAAGATTTATAACCCTGATGAGCCAAAGAATATAGCATCTAAAATCATTGGGGATATTACTGACGAAACTCAGTTATTAAAATACAAAGAGTCTGTATCCTCTGCTTATGACATTGGCAAGTATAAAAAGATGTCATATAACGATGCTGTAGTAAGCCTTAATGAGCCAAAAATATTTGTTAAGAAAGATAGCTTAACTGTCAAAGAGTTTAAGACTCAAGAACAAGCTGATGCATGGCTTAGTAAACAAAAAGATCAAGAAGGATTTACCACTGTTACAGAGCCAGTATACGATGAAAATTTCCTTGCTAAGCTTATGGACAGGAAGATTGTTACAGAAGCTAATCCAGATGATTTAGCTAAGTTACCATATCTAATGAGAGACGTTAGTGAGCGTAATGAAAGTATACTAAAAAAATATATGGCAGCTAAGGAAAAAGATCCTGGTGGTGTTGAAACCATGGATCTTCTTGTTCAATTTAAAATTGGCTTGGCATTAGAAGGTAACTTAAATAAAGCTGCTACTGCACGTGCTAGGGATGTTGCTCGTTCTTTAGGTATATTAAATGTTGCTTATAAGAATGCAAAGACAAGCCCTAATCGAGCTAAGTTATTACAAGACATTATTGACCAAGCTGGTGGTGTAGAAAATATTGATGATATTGGAACTCATTACCTAGCATTAAATCGTGGTGAAAGAGCTAACCTTGCTGAGAAAACAATTGGCGGAAGTCTTAAAGATATTTGGTATGCTACATGGGTAAATGGATTATTATCTGCTCCACTTACACATGCTAAGAATATTCTTGGCAATACATCATTTACTGTAATTCAGCCTCTTGAAAGAGCTACAGCATCTGGTATTGGGTTTGTAAGAACATCATTAGGCATTGGGTCTAAAGATTACATAGGAATGAGTGAAGTTGCTGCACAAACCAGAGGTATGGTTGCTGGCCTTACAGATTCATTTAGGCTTGCTGGCCGAGCATGGAAAACTAATATGCCAACAGACCAAGCAACAAAGTTGGAATATGGCCGCATTGGTAAAGATGATTTTGATGTTAATCTTGGGGAAAGTTTGCTTGCTAGATCATTGTCTAATAGCATTAAATATTACGGACAAGTTGTAACATTGCCTGGACGTGCATTGATGACAGAAGATGAATTTTTTAAAGCATGGGGCTATAGAATGGAACTTCCAGCCCTTGTTGATAGAGCTGGCAACAATAAAAGACGTGAGCTAATTGCTAAAGGAATGGATAAATATTTAGTAGAGCAAGAAGTCCTTAATTTTAAAGCAGATTTATATACAAATCCAACTGATGAGATACATCAAGCAGCATTAACATTTGGTAAAACAATTACTTTTACTAAAGAGCTGGATGGAATGGCTGCTAAGTTTAACGAGATAGTTAATACTGAAACAAGTTTAATGGGAATGGTCCCTGAGTTTGCTTACGGAAAACTATTCTTTCCTTTTGTAAGAACGCCATCAAATATTATTAATGAAACATTGGATAGAACTGTATTTAAACTTCCGTCAGCTTTATCAGAAACACTTAAAAATGGTGGTATTGAATCTGACATAGCGTTAGCAAAAATTACTTTAGCTGGCGCTGCAATGGTTACACTCTACCAATACACACTAGCCGACAAACAGTTTATAACTGGAGCTGGTCCAATTAAGTATAAAGATTTAGACACATTAAAAGCTACTGGATGGCAACCATTCTCATGGATATTTGAAAGAAAAAATATTAGTCCTGAGATGTTAAAGCAATTCCAAGACATTACTAAAGTGTCAATTGGCCCAGATAAAGTTTATGTCTCATATGAATCATTAGGCCCTTTAGCATCGCTTATAGGTATGTCAGCATCTGCTGCTGAATATTCAATGACAAATCCAGACAATGAAGGATTGATGGCGTTAGCTGCTAATGGTTCTGTAGGGTTATATTCATACATGAAAGATCTTGATATGTTACAAGGTCTATCAGATATCCATGATGCATTTGCTGGTAAACCTGGAGAAGTTGAAAGTAAGTTATACCAAGTATTAAAGAACGTATCTAAAAAAGGTACTGAATTTGCTATAGGTGGATCTCCAGCTGGAGCATATTCAAGTCTTAGCGCTTCATGGGAACGATATAGTAATCCAGACAAATCAAATACTATGTCTGACACTATGATTACTAAAGCTAAAATTGCATCAAGTACAATAGCAGAAAATATCTGGGATGAAGGCTCAGCTATCCATGATGGATTCTTTGAGGCACTAGGTAAATATAGATCACGCAATCCTTTAACTAGCGATGACTTACCCCCAGCATTAGACCCTCTTACTGGAAACATTCAAACGGCTGGCAAAGGTGTTTTAAGAGAAATTTGGAATCCAATGACAAAGTCTACTGGTAAGTTTGCAGAAGGATATGCCACACTTATTGAGTATAACATTCCAAGATATGTTCCTCCAAAGAACAAAGATGGGGTTACATTGTCTGCTGGTCAATATAATAGATGGATAGAATTAGCAACGGATGGTGGTAATTTAGAGGAAAGAGTAGTAAAATTGGGCGATATGTATAAGAAGGTTAAGGGCATAGATACTGAGTCTGCTCAAGCTGCAATTAAAAAAGAAATGTCAGACGCGTATGGTCAAGCATGGCTTCAACTTAAACAAGAAGATAGCGAGTTGGATAATGCTACAAGCGAATATTTAGAAAACAGAAAACAACAAGGTAGATAATAGGGAATAACTATGGCTGATTATGCAATAACAAACGTAGCAAGACGAGTCGTATACACAGGATCTGCTGGTGTAGGGCCTTACTCATTTACATTCCCTGTCTTAGTAAATACAGATATTGCAGTATACAAGAATACCACACTTCTTACTTTAACGACAGACTACACTGTAACCATTAGCGGAACTACTGGTCAAGGATCAGTCACATTAGTATCAGCTGCTACAGGCGCTGATCGTATTACTATTGTAGGTGCTAGATCTATTGAGCGTTCAACAGACTTTGTAACTGGTGGCGACTTCTTTGCTAACACACTTAATACAGAGTTAGATTCAGAAACAATCTTTATTCAGCAAATTGCTGAAACAGCAGAGCGATCATTAAAAGCTCCTGTTACAGATCCTACATCTATTGACATGACGTTACCAGTTAATACAACACGTGCTAATAAGTTCTTGTCATTTAACTCTACTGGTAATCCACAGGCATTAGATGCTATTGGAACATACAAAGGTAATTGGGCTGCAAGCGTAGCTTATGTATTACAAGACATTGTTAAAGATACATCTAATAGCAATATCTATATTTGTATCACTGCACATACATCTAGTGGATCACAACCTATTTCAAGTAATGCAGATGTCGCTAAATGGTCTTTAGTTGTAGACGCTGCGGCTGCGGCAACATCAGCTACCAATGCTGCTACTAGTGCTAGTGCTGCTTCAACAAGCGCAACTGCGGCTGCTGCTTCAGCTTCTACCGCAACCACTCAAGCAACCAATGCTTCTACTAGCGCATCGACTGCATCTACTCAAGCATCAAACGCATCTACAAGTGCAAGCAATGCATCAACAAGTGCAACTGCTGCAAGTGGATCAGCAACAACAGCTTCAACACAAGCAAGTAACGCAAGCACATCAGCTACAGCTGCTGCTGCCTCTGCATCTGCTGCGTCATCTAGTGCAACTGCTGCCTCTGGATCTGCTTCTACTGCTACAACACAGGCTTCTAATGCATCTACTTCTGCTACGAATGCAGCTTCTTCTGCGACCGCAGCTTCTGGTTCTGCATCGACTGCAAGCACACAAGCTACTAATGCGGCAGCGTCTGCAAGTGCAGCTTCAACGTCAGCATCTAATGCTTCTACATCTGCAAGCAATGCATCAACGAGTGCTTCAAATGCAGCCACGTCTGCAACTAATGCGGCTGCTAGTTATGATTCTTTTGATGACAGATATCTTGGTGCTAAATCATCTGCACCTAGCGTAGATAATGATGGCAATGCTTTATTAACTGGTGCTATTTATTGGGACACAACAGCAACGCAATTATATATATGGACTGGATCTGCATGGAATGCAGCAGCGTTTAGCACATCTGGAACTGTAGTATCATTTAACACACGACAAGGCGCTATTACATTAACATCTGGTGATGTTACTGGTGCATTAACATATACACCATTAGCTCCAGCAGCTATTGGTACAACAGTACAAGCTTATGATGCTGAATTAGCTGCTCTTGCTGGATTAACTTCTGCTGCTGATAAAGGTATTCAATTTACTGGATCTGGCACTGCTGCAACATATGACTTAACAACTGCGGGTAAAGCATTGTTAGATGATGTTGATGCTTCTGCACAAAGAACAACATTAGGTCTTGGTACTATTGCTACAGTAGCTGCTCCTTCTGGCACAGTAGTTGGAACAACTGACACTCAAACGCTTACTAATAAAACTTTAACATCACCAACGCTTACAACTCCAGCATTAGGAACTCCAGCATCTGGCGTATTAACTAACACTACTGGCTTGCCTTTAACAACTGGGGTAACAGGAACACTTCCAGTAGCTAATGGCGGAACAGGATTAGCAACATTAACAGCTAACAATGTATTACTAGGTAATGGTACATCAGCCCCTAGCTTTGTAGCTCCAGGCACAGCTGGTAACGTATTAAGTTCTAATGGTACTACATGGACATCAGCAGCCGCAGCTGCATTTGATGCTGGCACACGTTTAGCTTTTCAACAAACAGCAGCTCCTACAGGATGGACTAAAGATACTACAGCAGCAATCAATGACTCTATGTTACGTTTAGTTACTGGTTCAGCATCATCTGGAGGTTCAACAGCATTTAGTACGTGGAGTGCTGCAACAACTACAGGAGGATTTACATTAACTACAAATGAAATTCCAAGCCATACTCATAGCGGTGTTATAACATCAAGTACAACTAGTGGTCAGCAAGGCGCTGGAGTAACTGGAGCTGGTAAAGCTAATGTATATTTACCAGGATCAACTGGAGCAACAGGAAGTGGTGCGTCTCATAGTCACTCATTGAGTAGATCTCTTAAATATTATGATTTTATTATTGCAAGTAAAAACTAAGGATTAAATATGAAATTAACTATAGTAAAACCAGATAATGTTGTAGGGATAAATGAAGAATTTTATTCTGTAGATATTAAAACAAACCCATTGTTAGATGGCATTAGAGTTATTCAATGGGATAAAACTTCTGGCCATATTGAATATGAAAATATTACAAATGAATTATTGGATGATGAAAATGTAAAGAAATTTGATCCAATTATTGAGCTATGGAATAATGCAAAGAGCGTTGTAATTAAACAAAAAAATAAAGATGATACAACGGAGCTTGATAAGGTTCTTAGTGTATACCCAATAGTAAATATTAAAG